AGTACTGCAAGAAGCATTCATCGCTTGATCAATATATCGCTCGCCCGGATGATCCAATTTGGGAAGACATCTTTCCACCGAACGGCTGGATGTGTGGATGCTCGGTTTTGCCCATCATGGATTTCGACGTTCCTCCGCGTAAACGGATTGGACGCCCCGTATCCGAAGAGTTACGCACACAGTGCCGAAATTGGTTGCAGACGCGCCCGGATCATATTTTGAAGTTGCTTTAATTCCGCAATCATCGAGCCCCTTTTCGCCGCTCACCACGACGCGCATCATTCCAGCTATCGCACCTTGAACACCTCTTCCATCACGCGGCGAAGCCGCGTTCTATTCTGCACACTAACCTGAACGGCAAGCACCGCCAAATTCCGAAAGGAGACAGGCGGAGAGCCAGAGCAGACGAGTGTCCGTGGGGTTGGAGGCAGTGCGGTAACACGCTCCAATCCCCGGCCTCCGAAAAACAAGGAAGAGGGAGCTTCCCACCACCATGAACATCAGAGGAAAATTCACCGTCCGCAGCCACAAGCACTTTCAGTCCGCCGATCCCTACGTCGAGATCGAGCTGTCAGCGCTCTATTCCAACACACCGGAAGACAACAGCTACGCCAAGTCAACCCCCAGCGGCTCCATCACCATGGCCGTCACCGTGCCCGAAGTGATTGCGACACTAGCCATCGGCAAGGTGTTCTACGTCGATTTCTCGCCCGCCGACTGAGACAGGCGCCAACGTCAACGCAGCAAAAGCAGGGACCAGGGATCAAGGAATAGGCGGCGACGATGGAATTCAGCGCGGCGGGAATGGCGTTGCTCAAGCGGAGCGAGGGTTTCCGGGGAAGGGTCTATCTGGACACGGGAGGCGTTCCGACCATCGGCTGGGGCCACCGCCTATTGCATCCCGACAGCTTTCCCGACGGTGTGGACGAGAGGCTGGCCGCGCATATGCTGGCCTGCGACGTGGACGATGCCGAAGAGGCCGTCGAGCACCTGGTCAAGGTTCCGTTGACCCAAGGCCAGTTCGACGCGCTGGTGGACTTCGTTTTCAACCTGGGCCCCACGCGCCTCTGCAATTCCACACTGCTCAAAGACTTGAACGCCGGCCACTACGACGATGCGGCCGGGCAGTTGCTGCGTTGGGATCACGGCATGGAAGCCGGCAAGGAAGTCGAGCTGGCCGATCTGGAGGCGCGACGCAAAGAGGAAGTGGCGCTCTGGAAAGGCACGGTGACGGCTTGAAGCGCTACGAGCTCATCCCGCCGGTGCCACATGGCGAGCGCTATTGGCTCATCTCTGATACGCAATGGAGTGACGACCCGAACTTCGCAATTGTGCAGATAGCCGCATGGGCGCCGGACGCTGAAGTTCTCGCAACCAAGATCTGCGCCGCGCTCAACGCGGCGCAAAGCATTTAACCCGTCAACCGTTGAAGAGGAGAGATATATGCAAAACCCGCAATCGCAACTTCGTCGTTGGGCGGTAGTGATGCCCATGGCTCTGGCGACCATGATTCTGTCTCTGGCTGCTCTGAATACAGCCGGATGCACACAGCAGCAACGGGTCACTGTGGCTCAGGAGATCGTCAACTGGGCGCCGGTCTTCATCTCGACAGCCGATACCGTCAATGCGGCGGTGGAAGCTCTCGACCCGGTGACCGTGGCAGTGCTCGGGCCAATGACCCTGGCTCTCAACACTTTCGGGCCGCAGTTTGAGCTGGCCGCGCAGAACTATCTTGCCAACCCGACCCAGACCGCGCTCCAGACGCTTCAGGCGTTGGTTGTGCAGATTCAGCAGAATGCGAACTCGGCGCTGCTGGCGGCGGCCAAGATCACGAATCCCGTAAGCCAGGCCACGGCAACCAGAAACATCAACCTGATCGCAACCATCGCCAACACTCTTCTGGCACTGGTGCAGAGCATCAGCACCAAGGCGCAGGTGGCGGCCATGGCTACGCAGGTTCATGTGACGCTGGCGCAGGTGCGTCCATACATGGACGAGCCGGCAATGCAGCGGGCATCTCTGGGCGTTTCGCATGATCTGGCTCTCGCTACCGTTCCTACTCCGGCTCAGTTCTTTGCCGCCGAAGCGCAGCGAGGATTCTGATGAGCAACAAACCTCAAGTCTGGCCGGTTACGCCAGCACAGTACGCCGCGATGGAGACCGAAGTCGCGGCGGCCGGCTACCCGATCTCCGGCGACAGCGGTACGACGCAGGCGAAAAAGGGACCTATTACGGCAACCATAGGCTGGCTCTTTGACGGCGCAAAACTGAGCATCACTGTCCTCTCCGCGACGTTTGGCTGCACCGGCATAGTCGAGGGCCAGATCGCGGCTGCGGTCAACAAGGCATTGGGGCTGTAAACGAGAAAACCCAAGAAGCCTTCCGCCGCCCGGACCAAACCAGGCCGGGCGGCGGGAGCGAAAAAGAGGGCACGCGGATGGCGGTACGCGTCACATTCAGTTCGATCACGCTGATGAGATACCATGCGGTCCGCGCGCGCATCCGGGCGCAATCGGAGAAGACGGACTGTGTGGGCAATACGGGAACGGCGACGGGCGACAAAATCACCATCGCGTGGACCTACGACGAAGGCGCGCAGAAGTTGGCGTTCACCTGCACCGAGCGCCCCTGGTGGAAGTCAGAGGGCTTTGTGAGCAGCAAGATTCTCAGCCTGATGGAGGCGTTATGAAGAAGCAAATTCGCGGATGGGTGTTGCTGGCGCTGGGGTTCGGCGTGGCCGTGTGGATGGCGAGCTGCCTGGCTTATGCGCAGCAGCCGTTGCCGTCGGGCACTTACTACTCGCCGGAGACGAATCTGGAAACGCAGGACGCGGCCGCGCTCGGCTCGGCGCACAAGACCATCGGCCTGGCGGCTTTTAGCCTGACGGACGAAGCGATTGTGAAAGTGCTGGCGGACCGGGCGGCGCATGGCGTCGAGGTGTTCATCTATCTCGACCGGGGCGAGCTGCAGGCGGAATGCCGGGGAGATGTAACTTGCGCGCGGATTCCGCTGCACGCGCTGATCGGTTTGAAAAATGTTCAGATCCGCGTCAAGCAATCCAAAGTTCTGATGCACCTGAAAAGCTATTGCGTCGATTCGGGCCTGGTGCGGGATGGGTCCGCCAACTTCTCGGAACAAGGGGAGGCTCGGCAGGACAACTCGGCGACATTTGCGACGGGCGCGGGGGGTACCAAGGCGTTCGTGGCGAAGTTCGCCGCGATGTGGGCGAGGCCGGACAATCTGACCGTCGCCCAGGCGGTGGCCGGCACCTGAGACCGGCAAAAGGCAAAAACGCGCCAGAAGGCGCTAGGACGCGTCGGGGGGGGGCAAAAGGTAGGTTGATGCCATCGGACCCCCTTGAACGGGCCGACACAAGCGGGAAAGCTGCTTTATGTGGCTTCTGAGACGTGGGAAGGAATGGCGGAAATGGAAAATGCTCTCAAACCGAAAAGGATGTGGGTTGGTGGACCTCTCCGGAGGTTCTCTGGGGGCTCCGTGCCGGGGGCAAGGATGCCGCTCGCAACAGGGGGATATGGAGGCGCTTATATCTGCGACAAATGCCAGAAGCCTGTTGATGGAGTTTACGAAGCCTCCGAGGGATGGATTTGCGGCGGTTGCAAAAGGAACGCACCGAAGGAGTCCGAAGCGGAGCTGATCGCGGAAGCTGCTTGATTCGCGGCGGTAATGTGCGCGCATAAGGCAACGAAGGGGGTTTTATGGGTAAGTTTTGGGCTGAGGTGGTGGTTTGGTGGCAGGGGAAGAAGACCATCCTGGGGGGCGGCCTGGTGATGGCGGCGGCCGTGGTTGGGGTTTGGTACGGAAAGCTCGACGGGGTTGACGGCCTGACGCTGCTCGGAGTGGGGCTCTCGATCGCCGGATTCAGCGCCAAGGCGAACCGGCACCAGGCGCAGCTACTGACAGCGCTTCAAGGCGTGGCGCAGGCCGGGATAGATGCGCGGGCTGGAAGGCCGGCGCTGATTGTCCAGGACATGCTTCCGGGCTTGGCTGCGCTGGCGCCAGAAACTTTGGCTCCGGCAAGTCTGCATCTTTCGGCCAACTCGGTTCAGGAGCTAGCCACAGCGGTTCAGCACCTGGCCGGCAACAGCAATGGTCCTCCGCTGCCTGTAATTACAGGCTCGGCGGCCGCTGGAGCCGCTCAATGACGATTCTGGGCCTGAACGGACCTCCGAGGGCTGGGTTGGACATGGGCTTCCGCGCCGGCTGGCTCAAGCATGTGGGCCTGGCGATCAGCGGAGCGAGCGGCGCGGCGATTGTGGTAGGCGGCTACGAGGTTCTGAAGGTCCAGCCAGAGCAATCCTTCAAGCTGCTGGAGAGCTGGGGCCCGGCGTTCCTGATCGCGATTGTGGCGCTGTTTGTGCTGGGGAGATTTCTCGAGGGCTTGAACGCGACGGTGCGCGAGAGTTTCAGCATGGTAGCCAACGGAGTGCAGTCCGCCGCCGAGGCATCGAACCGGACAGCGACCGCGCTGACCCGGCTGGCCGACCTGGGCGGCAAGCAAGCGGAAGAGGTGCGTATGTTGGCGGTCTACGCGGCCCAGGAGTTTCCGGGAATTTATGAGCGGTTTGACCGGCAGGACTTGACGCTGGAAAAGCAAACCGAGGCGCTAACCAATTTGACAACATCGATGGGCGCATTGACATCGCTACGCGATCTCACCGACGCAATGAACGAACTGAGAGCGGGGAGAAACAATGGCAACTGAGCAGGAATTGATCCAGACGAGGCGGCGCCGCGGGAACATGTTGAAGCTGATTCGCCAGAATCACGAAAATCAGGCCGACCGCATGGATGACTTCGAAATGGCCAAGATGATGCAGAGCCTGGGCGCGCACATGAGCCAGCGCCAGGTGCTGACCATGCTCCAGGATCTCCAAATCTTCGGGTACGTCAGCTTCAATCAGCGGTTCTGCGATATCCGGGAGCGCACCATCGCTGAGGAAATCATGCTCACCGCGGCTGGCCTCGGAGCCGTGATCCGCCGCAAAGACACGGACGAGGTGCTGTTCGACTAGCTGGCGGAGGAAGTTATGAGCGTTGGATGTATGCACAACCCGGAGTTAGCCTGCCCTCAATGCCAGGCGGCCTTTAATAGGCAAAATCCCGACGGTCGCGAGACACAGAGGCGTCGGGAGTTCGAAGAGCTTCTTGATGAGGTATGCACCTCAAGAAAGAAACGATGACCAAGCCCAAGCCAAAGACCGGAGAGCCGCGGAAGACGAAGCTGCCGCTCAAGATAGATCGCCTGCCGCAGAGCGCGCAGGACGCGATCAAGGGGCTCTATGACCACGGGCGCACCTGGGTGGAGATCGCCGAGCAATCGGCGAAACCCTACAGCGCGGAGTGGGAGAAAGACGGCGGCGGCTTTATCGACTGGCCCGAGGTGGAGCACGACGTTCTGGATCTCTTCCCCGGCCTGTGCCTGGCTAAGTCTTCGCTGCAGCGATGGTTCGACCTGCGCGTCTCGCAGGTGCGCCGGCAAGTGCTGGCCGAGAGCGCCAAGGCGCGGGAGTGGGCGGCAGCTTTTGCCGGCAACGATCTGCCGGGAACGAACGCCGCGGTGATGAACGCCATGCGCGACCAGGTCTTCACGCTGATGCAGAAGGTAGGCCCAGGTGACCAGGATGTATTTCTCAAGGGCTTGAATGCGCTCTCGCTGACCCTGGCGCGGTTGCAGCGTGTGGAGCTGCAAGCCAAGCGTGTGGAAGTGGACACCCGCAAGATGAAGCTCCTCGAAGATCGGGAAAAGGCCGCGTGTGCGAGGGTTGACGAAGCTACCCAGTCCGCCGCGAAGAAAGGCACCGGACAGTTCTCCATCGAGGACATCAACCTCCTCCGCGAACGCACCTTTGGTTTGCCGCCACTGGTGATCGCTCATGGATAACAATGAGCACATAGCCAAGCCTCCCGCTGTGCTGCAGATGCGGCCGTATCAGCAGCGCTGGATCGACGACAATTCCCGCTTCAAAATCGCGGTGAAAGCCGCGCGCGTCGGTTACTCCTTTGCCACCGCATACCGCCGCGTCGAAATGTCGATGCGCGTGCCGGGACGCACGACGACAGTGCTCTCCGCCTCGAAAGCCCAATCGATCGAATTCGTAGAGACGTGCGCGAAGATCTGCCAGCTCATGGGTGGCACGGCGCAGATGATCGCCAACGAAGATTTCGTCGATGCGCTTGGCCGCATCGATGCGATTCAAAGCCGGATAGCCTTTCCGAACGGGAGCCGCATCATTGCGCTCCCGGGCAACCCGCGCACGGCGCGCGGCTATCCCGGCGACGCGGTGCTTGATGAATTCGCGCATCACGAAGACAGCTACGCGATCTTTGCGGCCGTCTTCCGCCAGGTGGCGCTGGGCAACTCGCTGGAAGTGATCTCCACGCCCAACGGCGAGCAGGGCAAGTTCTTCGACATCGCTCGCAATCTGGGCTTGGAGATGGGCGTTGCCCCCACACAGTTCCCGATAAAGAAAGATGGATGGTCCGGTCATTGGCTTGATGTTTACACGGCTGTGGCCGAGGGTTGCCCGATCAACATCGAAGAGATGCGCCGCGGCTTGAACGATGACGACACATGGAATCAGGAGTTCTGCTGCGTATTTCTCAAGAGCACCGGGGCCTGGCTGACTCTCGACCTGATTGCCGCCTGTGAAGATGCCGGCGCCACCATCGACCTGCCGCCGGACTTCCATCCGCGCGGTTCGCTCTACAGCGGCATCGACGTGGGCCGCGATCACGACGCCACATGTCTGTGGCTCGATGAAAAGATCGGCGACGTGGCCTGGACCCGCGCCATCGTCAAGCTGCACGCCATGAGCTTTCCCGAGCAGTGCAAGAGACTGAATCCGCTTGTTCGCATGACTTCCCGGAGCGCCATCGACAAGACCGGCATGGGCGTGGGCCTCTTCGATCTTCTGAATCTGGAGAACGAAGGCCGGCTGATGGGCGTGAGCTTCGGCGGCTCCAACGATGACGGCGTGAAGATGAAGACCGATCTTGCCATCCGCATCAAGAAGCGCCTGGAGCAGCAGCGCAGCCGTATTCCCTACGATCCGCAGATCCGCGCCGAGCTGCAGGCGATCAAGCGCCAGGCCACGGCCAGCGGCGTCACCTTCGACGCGCCGCGCATCGAGGTGGACACGGCCGTCGCGGGCGGCGTCAAGAAAAAGCTCTTTGCCCACGCCGACGCCTTCTGGGCTAAAGCTCTGGCGGATCTGGCAGGCGACGGCGGCGCGTGCGTGCTGACCGGCGTCCAGACGCCGGAGACACCCACGACTTATTCGCAAATCAAGGGGTACCTGTGATGGCCAACAAAAAGATTGCCGCCGTTCCGCCGCTGCCGCCCAAAGGCGAGATGATCTCGTCTACCAGCCTCTACATGCAGCAGATCTCACTTTACCGCAATACGCTGGCCTTCGGCGGTACGCGCAACCCCACGTCGATCTGGGCCGCGATGACCTACAACCAGCCGGAGACTATGGCCTACTACCGTGAGCTGGAAGACAAAGACGAGGATGTGGCCAACTGCCTGGATACGCTCAAGCTCTCGGTGCTCGAACGGGATCGCAGCGTGCTGCCCGCTCCGCGTGATGAATCATCTCTGGCCAAGGATGTAAAGGAGTTCGTCGAAACGCAGCTCGGCAAACTCGACTTCCACACTGTGCTGGATTGCGTTCTCGATGCTCCCGGCTACGGTTTCAGCGTACAGGAGATGATCTTCGACACCTCGGAGGGCCAGGCGGAGCTGGTGGACATCAGCGATTGCCCACAGGAGCTTTTTCTCTTCGGCAATCGCTTTTACCCGCAGGTGGGCAATCTGCAACTGCTCGCTAATCCCTGGGCCTCTCAAGGCGCAACGATGCCCGAGGAGAAGTTCCTGATCTTCAGCTATCGCAAGCGCAGCCTCAACCGCATGGGCCGCCCGCTGCTCAAGGCAGTCTTCTGGCCGAGCTGGTTTAAGCGCAACATCCAGCGGCTGTGGATGCAGTATGCGGAAAAGGGTCCGGGCACCGCCGTGGTGCATTACAACGATGCGGACAATGCGTCGGAGCGCCAGCAGGCGGTGGCTATTGCCGAGGCCATCAGAGACAACACGGCCGTCGCCGTTCCCAAGGGCTTCGAGTATGACCAGGAACTGCTCAAGATAGCCCGGTCTCAAGACCCCAAGGTCTACGAAAACTTCTTTCAGGCAATGCAGTACTCCATCGCGCGCCGGG